ATTACGATGCTCCGCTAAATCTACTCTACCATTTCTTGACGCAGCTTGTATTTTTATTTTTAATATTCCGTCTATCGGTAGATTATCTGATAATATAGCCTCTTTATCTGCGTGTAAATTCCATGCCCCTGTATAGCAATATGTTTCACTCGTACTCCATGATCCATCAGATGTCAAATAATAATTAGTAGTTCCGTTAATCCAAATCTGAACACCCGGAAATAAACTTCCAGTGCCCTTAAATGATACTTTTAATTTTTGATAAGTGTCTTTTAATATAGAACCTATATTATAAGCAATATATTCATTTACGCCATGATTTATATCTCCCCAATAATGATTTTGGTTTATCACATAACCTTTGTCATTTATACCACCTAAAAAGTTATCCGAAAAATAAGGCAAAACATTACGAAGTACATTAGAACTAAATCCGTAATCATGTTTTAATATTAACCTTTTCCATCCAGGTCTAAATGTTTGTTCTGGTGTAGCATACCAAACAATATTTGTATTATTTATAGCGACACTCGGATCATATGTTTCTGTAGTAAATTCAGTGGCCGTTATAACATAATATGCCGGAGTACCAAGCAATGACCATCTATATTTTCTTCTTACATAAGAACTCTTTCTTGCGTTCTGAGGAACTATATTCCAACATCCATTTTCTTGCCATATTTGACAATTTTGTGATTTTAATATTTCTAATAATACGTCAAAACAACTACTTGCTTTACCTATCTCATCATGAAATATATCACAATCTAAATATGTTTGAGTTAGCGGGGAATCATCATTTCCCTGACTATGATGCGACTCATAAATATAAGAAGCATCCCAAAAATAAACATCATATAATTCTAATTTCTTTAAGCAACCTTCAATTGCTTTCATTAATGACTTCTTACCTGTATAAGCAGGCTCTCCGGCGTCCGTATTTTCCCATAATACATCCTTCAAAGAAAGCAATCCGTCTGTCGCACTTATACTAACAGGATAATCAGCTATTTCATACGGTTCTTTAAATGTATCTGGTATAAGCCATCCAGCCCACATAAACACCGAATCTCTATATACTTTTATTTTGTATTTTCGATTGTCAGATGTAAAAAATTCAATAAATTGGTGTTCAGTAGTCGACATAAAAGATACTGTACAAACAGATGGTTTTATCCATCCGTAATCTTGATCATTATCCGGCCTGTATTCTGTAATGCAAGGAATATCAGAACCTTCTATTTCAGTTATCGCGCCTACGTAATCTCTTTCTTGTATATATACTTTCCATAACTCATTTGTGTGGAGTTCTCTAAATGAAATTAAATATTTAGTATAATGAACCATTACCAACGATTATTTTGAGATTGTCCACGTGCGCTTGCAACTGCAAGATGATCATTTCTTAATACTAGATTTACATCTATTTTAGTATATCCTTCATTCATTTTTCTATCTAAATAACTTGCACTTTGACCGGATGACCCAGTTGACATACTAGTAGTATACCCGCTGCCACTCGCAATATTGTTCATACCTGATTTAACCGCAGCGGCTAACGTAACTAAAGCCATTCCAGCGGCAATAGCAACATATCCGTTCATGCTCTGAAGGGCCTTTTTAATCCCAAGTGTAGTAATACCTGCCGCTATTGCTAATTTACCCAAACTACTCATTGCGTCCGCAATAGGATTTAATACCATATTCCAATTTGCACGTTGTCCTGATCCAATCATCGTACCTATTCCCTCCGCAAATCCTACAGCCATATTTGTAATCATGTCGTTTATGGCATCAGTAAATGCTTTAGTCATATCTTGTATCTTTAAATACGCCTCTTGCGTTTCCATTACCATAGCGTCGCGCTTTGCCCTGAAGGCTGCAAATGAATCAACACTTCCATTTGTTAATTGTCCATTTTCTTTATAACCAGAAGCAACCCTACCTACTTTAGATTCTGGTTGAAATAATGCAGTAGCTCGATCTGAAGGAACTGACATTGATCCTTGCATATCTTTAGCCATATCCCTTAATGACTTTCTTTGAGCTTCTAATTGCTTAACTATTTCTGCGCGAGCTTTAGCCTCAGCTTCAAGATCAGGGATGACCGTTTCAGTTGTTGATGCAGATAAGTCGTCTTGTTCTTGCTTTACAGCTTCTAATCCAAGTACGTAATCATAAAGCTCATTAGTTCTTTTTTTGTTAAAAAGCTGGCTTGCCTTTTGCCAGAATGAAAGTTCTTTACTATTCCAAATTGTAAATTCTTTAGTTCCCGTCTCGGCAAATCTAGTTACCATTGGCGCAATAGCCTTACCAAAACTTTCCTTTAATTCATCCCACGCCTTAGACATTTGGGTTATCGGGTCTGTATTTCCTGCCGTTTCAGCAAGATTTTTCATGTTCTCATTTACCCAATTAACGGCTTCACCGGCTGCAAGTTGTCCTTTTGTTAAATGCTTTAACTCAGGAATCATTTTACCTAATTCCCTTAAATTTCCAGAATAAGATCCCGTAAGCATTTTAACTGCCGACCCCAAGTCGGTATCAAAAGCAGTAGCTAACTGAGTAGCCGCCTTAATAACTTCCCGTATTTTCTTTTCACTTATTCCAGTTGCGGCAAGTAACTTTTGCTGATTAATTATTTCATCATCACTAAAAAGTGTTGTTTTTTGTAGATACTCTGCTTGTCTTATTAATTTTTCCTGAATCTCTTTACGTCCTTTAAGTGCAGTTAAAAGCAATTGTTCTGCTTTATACTGTTCTTGATAAGCGGCAAAACTTTCTTTTCCAAATTTTAAAATTTGATCGACTGCGAATATCCCGGCAATAGCTTTACCTAACGTTTTAAGTCCATTTTTAAAAACGTTCATATCCGTAGAAATCTTATTCAGCGACTTGCTCATATTTGCTGAATCAATCCCTATTCGGATTGCCATACTCGCTAAAACGTCTCTACTTGTCGCCATAATTTTCAGGGAATCTTTTGTTTATTTCTTCGTATTGTTCTTTTGTAATTGATTCTTCTTTTGCATCCCAATCAAATTTAATAAGCTTTGCAGGATTTTTAAGTTTCCCTTTTTTAGTTACATGAAGATTCCACATTACCCAAGTATTCCAACGTGTTGTTTCCCAAGTGATAATTTTAAGTGCTTTACTACGCTCGTTTTCTTTTTCAAAGTACCCTGTATAAGCATTTAAAACTTGAGATACTGTCATCCGGTCCACACTATCAAAACTCAACCCTATGCCACCGAAAAGAACTTTTTCTATTTGTTCGAAGGTTAACTTTACTCCTTCTCGGTGGCTATCACGTTTTTTGACTGTCCCTGGGCCTCAATGATTAGATCATAAACCTTTAAAACATTTCCATCCAGAAACCAGTCAAGTATGTCGTTTAATGTAAGATCACAAACGGTATTTGATGCTTCAGCTCCCCTTTCAAGAAAACAAAGCATAATAAGCGACATATCATCGACAAATTTTGTAGTAGGCTTAAAGTCTTTCTTCTCTATGCCATAACTCATTAGAAGATCAGGGAATTCAAAAAAATCAATTCCTTTCTTATCACAGAACATTTTAATAGCAGAATACCTGGCTAATACCTGATATTCCTTGTTGTTGATGGTTTGGGTTTTCATAAGATTACGTTAAAGCTGTATAAGCTAATTGTCCACTTCCTTCTATTGTTACATTATAAGTAGACGCATCGTCGTCCGGGAAACTAGCTGAAAGATCAGTAATATAACCTTCACCATGCCAGTAATAATCACCGCTTACGAGTGTTGACATTTTAACCTGTACAAGTGATTTTGCTGACATTGCGTTAAATAAAGTAAGATAACCACCCGACGCAACAAACTGAAAAAAAGCAGTACCGGTAAATGACCAGTTACCCCTTGTAGGTAGTTTTGTCATCCATGACCCTGAATCTTTGTTTGCCGTCTCCCTGGTAGGCCAGGACATAGGGACTTCATTACTAGATAGAACTGCTACCTTCGTCCCATTCACATATAAGGCCATTAGCGTTCCGTTTATAATTCCTGTTGTTGCCATTGTTTATGTATTAAAATTTATCCAAATTCTGTATGTCTGCAATGTAAAATATAAATCTTGCGTTTGATCGTATCCGTTTTCCTCGTCTAAAAACCTTATTTTATTTATGTCAACTGAATTTTTTACTCCTGAATATTCATCCAAAGTTGTTCTTATTGTATCGGCCTGTGTTTGCGCTCCTGTTTGAGTTTCAGCATAAGAAGCTATTTTATAAGTAGCCATATCCATTGAGCTCTTACCATCTTTTGAAGGTAACGGAACAGTCCTGGCTAGCGCGTGAACAATAAACGGAGCATTTACCTCTTGTTCAGTAACGCCCGGATAAGTGTTTACGTTAATCGGGCTTAATAAACTATATATAGCTTCAAGCAGCATAATAATGAGGTGCTTTCTTTTTTAAATAACTAGTAACGACCTTACTTAACTCAGTATGTATATTGTTTAAAACCTGTTCTTTCTTTGCGTCAAAAGCTTTTGACATAAACCTAACAGCCGGTAGCCCTGAGCCGCTTAATCTATATCCGGTTGTCTTATATTTTCTATGTATAGCTCCGCGTTTAAGGTCAACACTAACAGACGATAACGATCTTTTTCTTTTCCCAAAACCACTAGTCCCAAACTCCTGAAATCTTGCGTACCAAGCGTCATAAGCCATTTTTTTGCCTTTAGTAGGAGCTATCATAATCCCAGGCTTATCTTCGTATTGATTTTTAACTATTATAATCGCTTTACGTATAGTTCCTTTTCGTTTAGGTGCGAGATTAACAGATTCATCTTTCATTGGCTTTGCGGCCTTTCTTAATGCTGAAAATACAAGACTAGTCCTAACCTGATAAGGCAACTCCCTTAAGATTTCTTGAATCTCATCCATTCCCTTTATTTCAACGTTAGTCATTATCTTTTCTTTGACATATTAATTTCGAATACATTCGGTTCTCATACGATACTTCAATAATGTCATAAATTTCAGAATCTATAAAAAGCCTCATTTTACCTGTTACCCCTGAAATATCACCTGTTCTACACTTAAACTCTTCAGTTGAAATGTTAACTATTTGATCAGCCGCAACCGGTTCGACTCCTCTTATTGATAATTTCTGTAACCATGCCTGACAATATGTGGCCCATGAATCAACTTTTTCACCAGATGCGTTTTTAGTGCCGGTATTAGTCTGAATAGTTCCTAATATGTCAAGCTTTCCAGGGTTCATTAATTGATCTCGTATTTAAACGTACCAGATGTCACACTTACTTTTGTAAGCTTAAATACAACATACTTACCATGCCATTTATCGCCGCTAGGTTCAAAACATAATCTACTTCTTGTATATCCGTTAGCGGTTTTTGTATAAGTAACCTTAGATAAAGTAATAGGCCATGTTAAACCTGATACCGAAGAAGATACAAAACTTACCCGGTCGTCAGACTGTCCTACATCAAGAGTAGCGTCATCGGCATTAAAATTTGAGAAATCAACGGTTACTAAAGTGCAATTTTTTGCTGGCACGTATATAGTCGTATCTGATCCCACTATACTTGTTATCGGTAATGATTGCATTTGACTATATAATGTAACCGAAATAAGTGTTAGTAATAAAATAAATATCTTTTTCATATCAAAATCGCATTGCCCGAAGTGGCTTTAAAAGCCAATCGGATGTTTTATTAATAGCGTTTACTTGCGTACCGGTTACTTCGTCTGAAGGATTTTCATATAAAGTAGTCGCCAACATTAAAACAGCCTGTTTTATTTGCTGTGGAACAGCGGCAGCATTAGCATAACCAGCTTCAAACTTTACAATTACACAATTTCTTATTGCGCGCGTAGTAGGCCATACTTTTGAATAAGCTTCATAAATCTTAGCTGGCTTATCTGATACATCAACAACATAATCAGTATCTACAGTCATTGTTTGTAAAACTCCGTCAGTGTCTATATACTTTAAAAAAGTAATAGCGGTAACTGGGCTTTTTTGGATCCAAATACAATCACCACTTTTTGGAAATGAATCTAAATATAATTCCCAGGTAGATGCAGTTATAGCGTATCTTAAATAATCTTCAGCATGTTGACGGGCAGCAGTAATAAGAATACCTAACATAGTATCCTGACTAGTGCTAGTTATTCTTAACTGACTTTTAAGTTCAGTTACCGATACCGGCTCGACTGTGGGTGCTGCGATTAATTTATACACGTTTTCTACCTCTTTTTACAACTGAATGTATGATCTCATCTTTACTAATCATAGGAGCTATAGCCTTAACCCTGTTTGGCATTTCACCTGACTCAATTTTTGCGTGACCATGTTTTATAAGATCAAAACAAACTGAATCAGATTCAGAAACCAAAGAGTTGGCAGAATACCGAAAAGAGCTTCCGTCTGATCGGTATCCTGATACTCCTTTTATGATTCTAATCAACATTAGGTAGCTGAATGAGTCATTTTCTTGATCGGGTGCGTTCCGGCATCGATCAATTTTGAATCCCAACGCGAGTATGCCATGATTGCAATCTGTAAAAAGTCCATATATTTCTCACGAAATACAAATAGGGTAGTTCCCATAACCCGGCGAACAAGAAACTTTTTGAAATCACCGAAAAGTACAGAAACATTTCCGGCCCCTATTTCAGCCATTGAATTGTTAATGTATATCCGTTTACCCTCAATAGTATCAGGTTGACCGGCTATAATTGATGGCTGCCACAACGGGCGATCATCAGACGTACCGATAGTCAACTTTGCAATTGCTTTAAATGTCGAATCGTGCATCATAAGAGCTGCACTTGCGCGTGACCTATATGCCCCATCCACAGAATAAATCAAATCAAGAATATTATCCCGTGTAATAGCTGTAGCGGCTACACTTGATTGCCCGGATGCGGTTGCTCCGGTTACGACCCCTTCAGGTTCGGTTGTTCCAGCTCCGGTTGTAGTATAGTCAGAAAGTGTACGGCCAAGCCTTTCAGCAAGTAAATTGGAAATTAAGGATTCCAAAGGAATTGCGCTATCCTGCAAAAGCTGAATAGGAATCTTTACCATGTCCGACGTAAACATGTACGCTTTAAGAGTGCGACTTAAAAAGGCTGCGTTTTTAACCAAAACTTCAGCGTTTTCATCAAGTAATCGGCCTTTATTAGACGTATCGTTTACGCTCGGCCAAGGAATATCATTACCCGACCCGGTATTAAGCGTATCATAAGCTTCAAGCTGTTGAAAATAGTTCAAAAGAGCTACGTCAATAGAGGCCTGAAAACCTTCAGGGATAAGATAACCACCAGCACCGGCAGTATGACTTTGAGGGTCGGTTGCAGCACGTGATTGGCCCATTATATCGGCTCCGCGCTCCTGAAGACCAACCATAATAGAGCGATCTTCTTCGCGTATGTTTCCATACCTCAGAAAATCACCGAAAGCCTGATCGGCTGTTCGCTCAGTTTTCTTTTCAGGTTTTTTTTCTTCCTGTTGTGCTACCTGTTCAAAATTTGACTTTTCAAGCTTTTCCAGTAAATCAATGTGTTTTACTAGCTCGCCGTGTTCGTCAAGTAATCGGTCAATTTCCTGCGATTTAGCCTCGTCAATTGTTTCTCCGTTTTTAACAGCCTCACGGATGGCTTTCAAATCGGCAGCTGCCTTGTTACGTAACTCGTAACTTTCCTTTAGCGTGCCGGGCATAATTTTTCCCATTTTACAAAATTTTAGTTAATTCAAATCTTAATCTCAATTTCTCATCTTCCGGCACACTGGTCGGCGACTGAGTATCTTTAATTCCTTTAAGTTCATTAATTTCGTTTTCAATATCCTCAAATTCCCTACGTACAGCATCAGGATTAGAAGGTATGTTAACAATCGAAAATTCAAGTAATTCGCGTTTACCGTAATAATATGTCCCACCGTCTTCATCATTACTTACGTATTTACCTTTTTCAATAGGAACAAAACCTACAGAAGTGGCCTTAAGTGTTCCAAACAATACTTTTCTAAATATCTTTTCAGCAAGCGGGTTAATTTCAGCAGGCTCGAAAGTGACGTCACCAATTAAATATTTATCCTCAATATAAACCTTACCAGTTCCGATTACGGAATCAGGGTTTGGACTCTTAAACATATCATCACCGTAAACATCATGCTGATAGCCCACAATTCCGTTCTTCTTATACCTGCGAAGATCCCAGCCGTCCATACTTAAAACAGTTCCATGAGCATCTTTCTTTTCAGATGATATAATAAACGATATTGTTCTTGTCTTTTCAACATCGTCAGGGATTGCCCGAAGTTCACCCTCTATATGTTTCACTTTTGAATCCATTGTTTAGTATTTTTATCTG